CTTACTCCAGTTTTGCTCTGGAGAAATGATGTTTTTAACGGTTTCTATTGCAGCCTTCATCCTAAAGACCCATCGTTTTTTATATCTTTACCAGTTATCGGATCAACTCGAAGTACATCAGGTTTTCTTGTTATGATTTCGAGCGGCTGTTTAATAACAATTGTCTGAACACCCGGGCCTGATGGAACGCCACCTCCTTCCTCCTCTTTCTTTTTCTTTTTATTGCCGTTATTAGATCCAACGCTGATCCCCCAACCTGCCAAAATATTTCCTAATAATCCCGCCGCAAAAGTCGAGTCGATTCTTGGCTGGTCTGGGATCTCTACTCCGAACATTGACGTTGGGAGCTTGATGTATCCTAATGATAAGACACAAATGCACCAAAATAATATAGCTCCCTGAGCTGTGGTGCTGACCAAGAACATTATCTTTTCTTGGTATTCAGGCTGGTCCTCGTTCTCTAATACTTTTTTTTCGATTTTTTCTTTGTTGGTTTCGGTTTTGACTTTTTCTTTGGCATCCATAGAAAAATAAGTAAACATGTCTACATTAGACACAAATGGTTGAAAAGTAATGAAATTTTTAAGCCAAAGCCAAAAGGAGGGAATAGCCGAAGCCCACGGCCTCACGGTTGAATCTATTAATAGAAGAATTGAGTTATGGAGTTTAATTAATGATCCAGATATATCTCAACCTGACCTAGTAGAGGCTCAGAAAGCATGGATCAATATCCAAAAAGCTCAATGGCCTAACGTCAATGCATGAAATATATGCTGCTTTAGTCGGTGCAATGGTAAGTGCTTTGCTTATGGTTCTGGCAAACAGGTCGTCAAAAAGACAAGGCGATATTCGAGAAATATTCCATCGGTTAAATAAAATAGAGCAGGACTTAGCTCGCATGGAACCTGAAAGGAATAGAAACTGGCGTAATAGATAAAACCTAGCTAGTTTTTAATTGGGTCTGTATTAGATCTGCTTTTAGGGAAGAGTAAGGCACTATCCCGTTTTACCCATGACGGGATTTTTTTACATTAGCCTCATAAGCTTTTGCAATTCTGTCTTCCAGTTCAAGTCTTTTACTGATCGCAAATAAACCTGTGTAAAGAGCATGGAATTTATGAGTTTTTTTTTCTCTTCCGTCCAGCTTGTACCAACGATTCATATCCTCAACTCGTTGATTGTCTTCCTTAATCCATTCAGGTCGATACATGAGTATTAATAAATTAGTTGATTGGTTAATAGTTGAACCCTCTCTTGAGCAAGAGTTAAAACTTGAACTTGAAGAGAGGGCTATTTTAATATCTGACGATCACAAAGAAACAGCAATGTTATGCGCTTCTTTATGGAGACAGAATTGGTATAAAGATGAAGTTTTAAAAAATTGTCTTGGCAAAATCGGAGAGTTAGAGGGGAAATTAGTCCAGAAAGAACTAGAGAGCTCTAACTCTTGTTGGAAGCGTTTGCTTAGAAAGGTATTTCCTCCGAATCAGAAGATCTTCTCCCATCCAGAGCTTGACGCTGTGCTTCGGTCTTTTGTGGATTGATGTTTCCAAAAGATCCATATTGACCTTCTTTACCTTTGCCGTTAACCCAGACAACTTTTACTTCTATTTCTTTTTGCTGCTCATAGTTCCAAACTGTTCCATCAACAACTTTGTTTGGATCATCGAGCAAACTCATTAAGTAATTGCAAAAAGGAGTAATTGATTCAGCAGGAATTTTTAGTCCTAGCTGACTAGGCCAATCTCCTTCTGTGTCATATTGGTTCTTTCCTACTGACCAAGTAATTGGATGAGGAAGAGCAGGTTGGAATTTGTACTCGTTTCTTGGCATTTTTTTGATTAGATAAATTGCGGTTTTTGAGTTGATGAAGAACTTGCTGTGCAGCATGTTCGGCTGCTTCTGGTGTCATTTGCTCAAGCTAATTTTTCAATAGCTTGCTGCAAAAATTGACCATGTGAAGCAAGTGTTATGTGTTGTGGCGAAATTTGGTCTGCTGAAATGTTGAACTCCTGTTTAAAGGCACTCAACACCCTTGCTTTGTCTGAATCGTTTAAGGCAGAAATCTTGCCACCTATTTCTTCTCTGGCTGCTGGAGTCATAAATTTATTGTTCTTTACTTCTGTTTTTTTAACTTGTGAATCTGGTCTAGTTGGTGTTCTACTGATGCCTGTTTTTTTTGGTGGTGGCTCTTTTACATCTCCTAGCTCTGTATCTGTCTCGGTATTAGTATCCATATCAGGCTCAATTCCTAAAAGCATTTTTATTGCATAACGTCTTCCATAGGTCAATCCGCCACCCCATGCAAATTGTGGTTTTGATCCCATGTTCTCAGGGAGAAAAAGAGGCATTTCGCTTTTAATTTCTTCTCCAGACTCAACATGAATTAAACGGGTAACAATTAAAGTTTGACCATGATCGTTATAAGCTTGAGGCTGAATAAGAATCAGACCATTAGCATGTAGAACAGGTTGAATTGATGAAATTAAATTTTCTAATGAGCAATATTTATATTGATACTTACCCATCCCTGCTGTCTTGTCTTTTTTAAGATCAGGCAGTTGTTTTTGAAAGTTTAGAAGTGACTCATAGAGAGTCTTGTTTTTCTGTGCCATGTGTGGTTGATGTGTACTATTTAATCTTAATAAGCTAATAACTTATTGTCAATAAGATAAAGCAAAAGGTGTTATAAAAATGTTTGCTCCCAGTAGTTCGTCTTCCTTTGCATATTTTTTGATGGCCTTTAATGATACCACTAAGCTGTCATCCTTAATAACAGTTCCTCCTGCTTTAGCTGATAATCCATCTAAAGTTGATCTACATAATTTATCAATATCACCCGTTGCAGAACTTGTTACAAACTCAGGTGCTTTTTGTTTTAACTTGTTTGCATTTTTTCCTGTCCCATAATGGCTCTTTGGTCGTGCAAATAAAAATATAATTTCAACTTCAACTGCTCTTCCAATAATGTCTCCTTCATAATGATCTATGGCAGCAGCACGGACATCTTGCCGCCAAGGTTTAACTTTTTTGCTGTTCTCAATCATGATTCCATGCCCAATATGTCTCTTGCTACCTTGTGGAGCTGGAACACCACGAACAGGAATAAAAATTTTATCCATTAAAAAACCTCAATTTTTTCTTCAAAATTTTCCCAAGCTTTCTTCCATTTGAGACGACAAGTTAAAGGGTCTTGTTCTTCTCCGAAAACACACTTTCCCGGTCTTGACCAAATTGTTCTGCAACTATCAACAACAATGCCATGTTGATTTGCTAAAGCGTCAACGTAACTTCCAAGTTGAGCATCTGTTGAATATGGCCTTGCGTTTTTCTTAGATTGGGTTTTTAAATCTAATAAAACTAACTTTCCTTTGTCGTGGTCATATCCCAAAAGGTCTAATTGACCGCCTATAGATTTTTCCAAATCTGCCAGCATATACTCGACTGCCCACGGCTCAAAGTTTTGCCAAAAAGGATCTTCAAGAAGTGGTGTCACCCATTCTTGATAGTCACCTGCGTCTGGATTTTTTTCTCCTAACATCCTCTGCTGTAAACACCAATGCACCTTCTCTCCTCTCGGTTGCCAAATGTGCCTGTATCTTTCAATGTTTACTAAAGCCTCTGGACTCTTTTGACTTGCAATCTGTGTTGTAGAAAAAGCCAACCATTCGCCTGTTGGCTCCCAACAATATTGATGCCGTTCCTCATCCCTATACATGGGAAGAGGAGTAAGTTTCAAATGACTCCAAGGTGGGTCTCGATGCAAGCTAGGGTTGTTGCTTAATTCTTGATATTTCACTCGGTGAGACTCCAAAGGTGTTCTCTTTTTCCATAAATCCCCTGAACAAAAGAATCAGTTTTAACTAATTTTCCTGCTGTTGTTAAGTCACTGATTGCTCTTCTTATTGAGGTAATCGGATAACTCCAACCAAGCTCTTCAAGTTCAATTAAAATTTTCGAGGGGCTTAATGGGGTTGATGCTCTTTTAAAGCAATTTAAAATTGCTTGTTCTTGTGTTTTAGCTTTGGAATGAGATTCAGCAAGTTCTGAACCTGTTTCTTCTGTGGTGTTGTAGTAGCTCATTTTTTTAACCTGAAGGATCTTGTGCGTTTTTGTTTTTTCTTTTTTTCTTTTTTTTACTAGGCATTCCTTGTAACTCCTTTGTTCTTGTTTCTATTCGTCTGACTTTTTCTTCATGAAAATGAGTTGCTCTTAGTTTTAACTCTCGATCTGTCATTTCTTGAATCTGTTCAAAATAACGATTGGGCCACGGGATAATTCTTTGACTTGGAGGTTTCCAGCTCTTTAAGTCGTTTGGGTCATCGTGAATCATTTTGGAATCCTTTTGTGGTTGAAAGTGGAAGTTTCTTTTTAGGAGCTTTAGGCTTGGTCCTTTTTTTTGGTTGGTTGTAATCACGAAAGCTGTTAAGTCTTTCTTTGCCTGTAATTCCAAAACCTGCTTTGCTCATGTTGGAAAATCCTTAGGGTCGATTATTTCCACTGACTCGGTTGGTGGGGTTGATTCTCTTGCAAGGTTCTTAAATCTGACACCTTCGTAACCTCTTGGAAAGATCGCAAGGTTTGAGTTTGCATCATCAATACATCTTTGGGCCCCGGGACTTGGTTGATCTAAATCTGCCAACGTCCATAAAGATCTCTCAGGGTTTGATGGGTTAGGCGATTTAAGCCCCCGTTTCAACAATTTTATGATCGAGGCTCTGTTGTATAAGGGTTCCATCAATCGAAGCCTCTGGAGGCCGTAAAGAGGCGTTGTGCAGGATGTCCTGTTGGTGGTTCAGGATCAAAAGGCCATTTGTTTTTATTGCTAACGCAGAAATTTTCGTAATTCTTCAACGTGATGCTTTGCCACTCATTTGCAATTGCAAGAGTGATTTGATCTTTTACAGCATCTTCACCATATTTCTTTTTTATCCCTATCAAACCTTTTTCACCCATCAACAAATTAAAAGCTGCTTCTGTCTTTTTCCCTTTCTTTGAGTGCCAAAAATCAACGATCAAGCTAGAGGCAGTTTCAAGTTCAAAAGGGATCAGGTCAGCACTAAACTTAAACCTCTTTTTTTTCAAATTTTCTTTTTCCTTATTTATACTATTAGGTACTCTATTAGTATTAGATAAAATACCTCCCTCTTTTTTTGTCTCTCTCTCTCTTTCGTTCGGTATTTTAAGGGTATCACATGTGTCAAGCCCATTTTTCCTGTTTTCAAGGATCATGTTTATATGAGCAGTCATAGATCTGCTTTTGGGCTTTTCGGCGTTTAAGTAGTGATAGTTTTCTGGGTAGATTCTTATGCTGTTTGTGGTCATTGTGTACTAGATCTGTGGTTGATTTGTGTAAGGAACGTATTCATTATGCAGCACAGGTTTTTAATGTCAATAGGATTATCTGATAAGAAAGTTATTTGTTTTTTTTGAGGGGTTTGCAACAATGTGTATAATTAGCTTGACCTGAAGCTCAGAGGCGTTTGCCAATGACCACTAGGACGCAACAAATAAAAAAAGACCTCCAATGTTATGGAGTCGATCCTTTCCAGATTGCTGCTGAAGCAATTGAGCGGGGTGACAGGTTGGCTCTTCAAGTGGCTCGTTTAGAAAAGGTAATTAATCAGATAAAGCCCGATCTAACAAAAGCCTCACAACATTGCTCCGGCTTGTGCCAGCTTTAGTTGCCATTTCGTTAATTTTGTCGTTAACTTCTGGAGTGACGCTGACCTGAATAATTTCGCTCCAAAGTTCACTCCCTCTTGATTTGTTTGGCATGTTTAGAACCTTTTAATCTTAATAATATAATAAAAAGACCGAGAAGCCATTCAGCCCCTCAGTCTTTTGGTTGGAAAGTGAAGTCACCTATAGGAGACACCCTCGAGGTGTTTTGTGCAGGAGTACTTAAGACCGTGTCTTTTTGCTTCAGCTACCATTGCTTCTTTTTCTTCTAAAGAGTAGGCGTAATCATCCCAGTCTTTTTCAGTAACAATGTGCCAGTAATAAACAGGGTTTTGTTCCCTTTCGAGCTCTTCTTTGTGGAGTTGGTCTTGCTCTTCTTCGTATCTAAGAAGTGCAGTTTCATGGAAGTCAGACATTTGTGGTTGATGTTTGAACTGATTTAATCTTAATAATATTAGTGCATAATGTCAATAAGATTAGGCAATTATTACAGAGCAAAAAAAAGAGCCTTTCGGCTCCTTAATCGTATGTATCAAAATTAATGGGTTGACCTGTCCAAGGTTCGATTGTTCCTCTGTACGTTTCGTAAGCGGTTTCGCTTCCGTCATACTCGTCAACATTAATTTTTTTCCTGAACTCTGGGCCTCTTTTGGTTGATTCAAGGTCTGGAAGTTTTGTTCCTGCTTGTCCATATCCGTCATGGGTGTGAATGATGCTAGGAACTTTTTTAAACCATACGGTTTTTTTTGTTCGCCTTGTGACTTGGAAGAAATCAACAAGGCTCATAGTTGCTCCCCATTCCATCATGCAGATTTGACCTTCTACAAATTCAAGAGGTTGAAGAATTGTTGTTGTCATTTGTAAGCGTGGTTGATTACCTCTTAATCTTATTAAGATTATTCCTTAATGTCAATAAGATTAGCTAGTTATTACAAGGCAAAAAAAAGAGCCTTTCGGCTCCTTAGTTCTTTAAAAGTGTTCTTCTGACTTGTTCTTCTTGATAGCGGTTGATCATGTTTTGGGTTTTGATCTTGGCTTGTCCTGTTACCTTGTCTAGCTGGGCTGTAAGCTCTTGGATTTGGTTAGCAATGTTGAAGTCAGAAAAAGTATGAATTGGAAGATTCATTGTGTAAGTCGTGGTTGATTACTTCTTAATCTTATTAAGATTATTGGATAATGTCAATAAGATTAATTATTTGTAACAGATCTGTAATATTAGGGGCTTGGTCTGACATGTGGCAATGAAGAACCTCAACCACGGGATTCTTCAAATCAGCAAGCCCCGTTCTTATTCTAATTGAGATTAGGGTAAATAGGGTAAATAGGGTAAATAGGGCAAAAAAAAAGCCCCCTTGCGGAGGCTGTTTGATTTAGAAGATTGCGGCGACTAGGGCGGTTGCTCCTAGTAAAATTAGAGCTGATCTTAATTCCTCGGTGAGGTTTTGGATTTGCTCTGCCTGATCTTCGATGAGTGGAACACATTCTGCAATAATTTCAGCTTTTGTGTTTTTCTCAGTGATTGAAGTCATTTGAAGAGTCGTGTGGTTGACTTTTTAATCTTAATAAGATTAGTGGATAATCTCAATAAGATTAGGAGCTATTGAAACAATTTGTAATAATCTCAATAAGATTAGCTTAGATCCATTTCTATTTGACCTCGGCAGCGATAACTCTTAAAGCGTTCAAGTACATCAAATCATTCATTGCTGCACCTATTCGGGTTTGAATAACACAATTAGCTTCTGCTTCTGAATAAACTTTTGCCTTCAGCTTTTCAGGTCGTTTTAAGTAATAAGAATCCTCCAAGACAAGCTTTTTCCATGCGTAAGGAAGATCGTTTTGTAACGACTGATAAAAAGTTAATTCTTTTTCCACACGTTGAAGGCATGTTTCAATCCTTGTAATTGGATAAAGTTCTAAATCTTTTGTTTGTGCAAAATTCTTTTTAGAAACACAAGCAAATAAAAGTCTTGTTAAAGCCTTGTCAACATCACTTGTTTTTCTATGGGCAGAATCGGCAAAGAAAACAGAGTTCTTGCCAATTGCTTTGAAGGCTCTTCCTGACATTATTTTTTCATCCCCTTTCTCGCTCTTTCAAATGCTCTTTCAATTTGTCTTTCTGTATTTGCTTGAACGTCAAATCCGGGCTTGGAAAATTCTTCCCAAGAAATATCGTGTAATTGTCTGCAAGTCGTTTCAAGGTCATAAAAAATAGCTGAAGGCTTTGGGTTCATTCCTGTCTCGTAGTGATAGCCTCTTTTTAATTCTCCACATTTGCGTAATGCTCTCAAGTCTCCTTCCTTGATGTGAAGCAATTTGCTAGTAACCGTTGTCGGAGATTTGAAATTGAACTTCTGCTGTTCAACCTTGAGAACAGGTTTTTCTTTTTTTGGCTCGTCTTCTTGAAGTTTTAAAAGCTTGTGCATTAACAAGTGCAGCTCGGAAACTTCTTCTTTTACTGCTTCCCAATCTCCACGCATAACATCGTCATGCTTGTCTCGTGCTAAGTCGTAGAGACTTTCTAATTCGGAATTAGTTAAATTCATTTTAGGGATTCGCAAGCTAGTTGGATTTTGTTGACCTCGCAATCTTGGCGGGTCATGTCGGAAAGGGATGAATTAACACCCCAAAAAAGAACCGCCATGAAGGCGGTAAAAAAGAGGAATCTCATTTTGTTAATTCCTCGAAATCTGTTGTCTCAAAAGAAAGATCTCTTTCAACTTTTAGACCGAATGGACCTTGGATCCCTTCGATCTCTTTCATGTTGAAATAGCCCATTTCTTTTTCTTGGCCTTCAACGTATCCGAAGCAGTCGCCTGTTTCTGGATCGTATTCCATAACGTACCAAGTCCAGTAGCTCCAAGGGGTGAACCATTTCACATACGCTTTGTTAGTAGCTGAATGAATGGCGGGAAGCTTTTTCTCAAGTGCTTTTGTTAAAAGTTTCATGGGCCTGTGGTTGATGGCTTTCTAATCTTAATAAGATTATGGGATAATGTCAATAAGATTATTTGATTTCGTTGTATTCGTAATATTCATCAAACAAGGCTCCGTCTGCATTTGCGGCTTGCTTCCATTCAATTGGTTTCAATTCCTGCTCCAGTTTTACCTTGGTTTGATCTCTCAATTCTAAAAGGCTATCCATTGCTGCGTTTAAGCTTTTCATGTCCTTCTCGTTCAATCCTGCTTTTTTCAGTTCTTCATCCGTAACGCTCGAAATGATTCTTTGAATTGCTCGGTATGCAACGCCAGCATCATTTTTTGCGTCAGTGTCAATCAGCTCCCAGTTGCCTTCACATTCTTCTTTGTAGAATTTGCCTTTGATCCATCTAACTTCTTTTGACATGGTTTTTATATAGGGGGGGGGATGTAGGAAAAATAAAAAGCCTCCCGAAGGAGGCTCTTGTTTTTCAGTCGATCATTTCCTCGACTGCTTTTTGTAATTTGGCTGTTTCTTTGACGAGTTCGTTAGCGGTTTCAACCATTCGGTCAAGATCTGCTTGGATTTTTTCGTCATGTCTTTTCATATCTCCAAGGAGGATATTTAAAGATTCAGCAAGTTGTCCCATGAATTAAGTCCTTTGTGGTTGACTCGTTAATCTTAATAAGATTATTGCCTTGGGTCAAGCCCTCCCTTAACCATTCACCATGTTTAACTTGCTGTTCTCTGATCTTTCTGCAATGCTCGCAATTACATAAATAATCCTGCATTGGCTTGAATAGTTCCTTGCCTTACACTAATGGCCTATTAAACTTGGAGCATTTAAGCTTCTTTTATTTTTGACTTCAATACAAGATTTAAAAAGCGACCATAAAAACGCTCGTAAAAGGACAGACCGTTCTTCTTCCTTAATCAAAGAATCCTTAGAGAAATTTGGGGCGGCTCGTTCAATAGTTATAGATGAAGAAAACAGAATCCTTGCTGGTAATGGAACCATAGAAGGAGCAAAAGCAGCAGGTATAAAAAACCTTCGAGTAATAGAAACAGACGGTAAAGAAATTATTGCTGTCAAAAGAACTGGACTAACAGAAGAGGACAAGGTTGGTTTAGCTCTTGCTGATAATAGAACTTCTGATTTATCCGAATGGGATGCTGAAATGCTTAAGCAGCTTTCAGAAGAACAGGATTTAGAACCTTGGTTTAATGAAGGTGATCTTACTGAACTGATAGGAGAACCAGAAAAAGATGAAGGCTTAACCGATCCTGATGATGCTCCTAAAGCACCAGAAGAACCAATAACAAAAGAAGGTGATTTATATATTCTTGGAAACCATCGTCTTCTCTGTGGTGACTCTACAAATATTGAGCATGTAGAAACTTTAATGAATGGAAAGAAAGCAGATATGGTTTTTACAGATCCTCCTTATGGATGCAATATTAAGGGAGGAGCCAATAGTAGTAATTTAATTGCAGGAGATTTAACTCAAGTAGCTATTCCATTTTCTTTTGATTTAGCAGTTGACAGAGCAACAAAGGATGATGCTAGATTTTATTTTTGTGGTTCAGAAGGAAATATCTCTTTATATGGCAAATTGTTTGATCGGTTTTTACATCAACTACCAAGACATCTAATTTGGATGAAGAATGGTTTTGTAATGAAACCCAATAATTACCATAATCAATATGAAATTATCTTTTTTGGTTATAAGCCAAAAGGCGGTGGATTAAATCATTGGTACTCAGGTCGTACAGAATCAGAAGCTTCTGATATTTGGGTTATTAAAAGAGATCCATCAAAAGGATATTTACACCCAACTCAAAAACCGATAGAACTGCCAGAAAGAGCAATTACTAATAGTTCGCCTGTTAATGGTCTGGTTTATGAACCTTTTGGTGGTTCTGGCTCGACTCTTATTGCTTGTCAAAAGAATAATAGAGGATGTTATTCGATGGAGTTAGATCCTAAATATTGCGATGTCATCGTCAAAAGGTGGGAGGATTTTACTGGCAATAAAGCAAAACATGTAATATCTAACTAATGGCAAAAAAAGGCACTAAAGCAGAAACAATTGTAAGGGCACAAAAGTTTGCTCGGATTATTGCTAATGGTGGCAGAAGGTCGGACTGTGTTCGCTATGCCGCCGAGAACTGGGGGGTTGGGGAAAGGACTGTTGATTCATATCTGAACCTTGCTAGAGCCGAGTTACAAAGGGATTGGGATATAGAACGCCCCCAGATGGTGGCAGATTTATTAAGCCAATGCAGCACCTTACAGATGGAAGCCAGAAGGGCTGGTCAATATCACATTGCTCTTGGGGCAATTAATACAGCAGCTAAATTAGCTTCTCTTTGCTCTTGAATATTCTCCAAGAATTACCAGCAGGCCATGTTTTATATCCTCAAGGTTTTACTGCGTTTGAAGTTTCGCCAGAAAAACGAATACAACAAACAGATTTAATTCGTCAGCGTATTTTTGACGGCTTATTACATTATCAGCAAAATATATGTAAAGACCTAGAACATAGAATTGTTGGATTTTGTGCAGGTTATGGAGCAGGAAAAACAAGAACGCTTGCAGCATGGACTACTTTATGTTCTCTTGATAACCCCAATACAGTTGGGGCTGTTTTCGCTCCTACTGGCGCTTTGGTTCGTGATGTTTTGCAGCGTTCCCTTGAGGATTTTTGGGAAAATCATGCAGTTAAATTTGAATACAGAGCATCCCCACTCCCTGAGTACAAATTAAATTTACCAAATGGTGAAGTTACTATTCTTTGCCGTTCAATGGAATCATGGCAGAGGATTATTGGAGTTAACCTCAGTTTCATTGGCTCAGATGAGTTAGACACCACCAAAGCAGATATAGGACAAAGAGCTATTGAAAAATTCCTAGGTAGATTAAGAGCAGGAAATAGAAGACAATTAGGTCTTTTTTCTACTCCCGAAGGTTTCGGTACGTTCTATAATTTATTTGTCCGAGAAGGTCACAAGGAAGACCGAGCACTCTACAAAGCTCGAACGGCTGACAACCCTTACTTGCCGCCTGACTTTCTACAAGCATTACTCGAGAATTATCCAGCTTCTTTAGTTAAAGCCTATACAGAAGGTGAGTTTTGTAATCTCCAAACGGGTGCAGTTTACGACCGTTTTGATCGAGCAAAACATGTAACTAAAGATATGCCTGACCACTCAGAAGAAATTATTCGAGTTGGTTGTGATTTTAATGTTGGAAACTGCAACGCAGCAATTGGAGTAATTAGCAAAGGACATCTATACATTTTTGATGAGATAGGTGGAGCACATGACACAGACTCAATGGCTGACCAATTGCGAGAAAAATTTCCGCACAGTACGATTTACGCATATCCAGACGCTTCAGGTGGAAACAGATCAACAAATGCTGCTAAAACCGACATCCAAATATTGCAGCAAAGAAGAATTGTCAATTTATCAGGTGCAAGCAATCCTTACGTCAGGGATAGAGTTGCAGCAGTTCAAGCAATGTTGCTTAATGGAAAAGAAGAAATAAGATTGCATATTCATCCACGTTGTAAGAAAACAATTGAGTCTTTAGAGCTTCAAGCGTATGCAGAGGATGGCACCCCAGATAAAACCCAAAACTTAGATCACATGTCCGATAGTCTTGGCTATCTCATCTGGAAGGAGTTCAATCCATTACACATGAACTCAGGAAGAGGTACAGGAATTAGAATTTATTAGCTTTTATCTATAAACTGTTTACATAACCAAAGAGGCTTATCGTGTATAGCGGGTACAACTTTTATAAACGTGAGAAAGCTGGAACAACAGCAGATATTAACGACCCAAATAGTGCTTGGCAAAACATGGAGCCGCATTGGGTTCTGATTGAGAATTTATTGGGCGGTTCATATCAGATGAGGAAACGCCATAGAAATTATTTACCCCAAGAACCTCGTGAGTTGGATGAAGCATACGATAACAGGCTCAGCAGATCCGTTTGTCCACCTTATTACCAGCGACTTGAAAGAATGTTGGCTGGAATGTTGACAAGGAAGCCAGTTAGATTAAATGACGTTGCTGATATTATTCGTGAGCAATTATTTGATGTAGATCTTCAAGGGAATGATTTAAATATTTGGACTTATGACACAGCGCGCAAGGTAATTAGATACGGACATTGCGGGGTGCTTATTGATGCTCCTGCTAATGCAAACGGAAGACCATATTGGGTTACATATACACCTAGAGACATTCTTGGTTGGAGAACAGAGCTAAAAGATGGGGAGCAGAAATTCACTCAACTTCGATTGATGGAAAAAGTTGTTGAGCCTGATGGAGATTATGGTGAAACGATTGTTGAGCAGGTTCGATTATTAACACCCGGAGCTTTTGAAATTCACCGCAAAAATAACGATGGTGATTTTCAATTGTTTGATGAAGGAACCACATCATTATCTGAAATTCCTTTTTCTGTTGCTTATTCCAACAGGATTAATTTCATGGAATCACGTCCACCTATGGAAGATATTGCAGAATTAAATCTTAAGGCTTATCAAACACAATCAGATCTTGATAATCAATTGCATATTGCAGCAGTCCCAATGCTTGCGTTTTATGGATTCCCTCAAACATCTGAAGAAGTTTCTGCTGGCCCCGGTGAAGCAATTGCTTTTCCTGCTGATGGTCGAGCCGAGTACATCGAGAGCAAAGGCACTAGCTTTGATTCTCAATTCAAGAGATTAGATCAACTAGAGCATCAAATAAATACTCTTGCGTTGGCTGCGGTGCTAGGCCAAAAATTAGGGGCAGAGACAGCAGAGTCAAAAAGAATAGATAGGTCACAAGGCGACAGCACGATGCAGGTAGTCGCACAACAGATGCAAGACATGATAGATAACTCTTTAATATTCCATGCACAGTATTTAGGCAATAATTCAGCAGGTAGTAGTTTTGTTAATCGTGACTTCTTAGCGGCTCGTTTAGATCCTCAAGAAATTGGCAGCTTGTTGCAACTTTATACAGCTGGAACAATTACACAAGAAACTCTCTTGAAGCAATTACATGAAGGAGAAGTGCTTGGCGATGAGTTTGACGTTGAGGAAGAGTTGGAGGCAACGCAACAGGCTTCCTTAATAGAAGTGGATCAACCTCTGGAGGAAGAGGAAGAAGCGGAACCTGAAGAATCAGCAGAACCAGAAGACGAAAACGACCAAGCTGAATAAATGACAACAACTGTTCCTGTAGGTGATGGAATACCGCCTGAGTTTTATCGCAATGCGATAGACCTTAATCGGTTTAGTAATAGCGTTTCCAAAAAGCTGGTTACTTCATATAACAATGTGATGTTAAAAGCTGTTGAGAAATTAAAAATCATTGAAGGGCAACCATTAAACGAAAGACCTGCTTATAAGACTGCAAGATTAAGAGCGTTAATAAAACAAACAAAAGAGAGTTTAAATTCTTGGGCTAATGGCAGCGTTGACGAATTAATTGGTGAATTGGAAGGTGTTGCAAAAGTACAGGCAGGATTTGTTGAGAGTCAATTAAAGAAATCAATTCCCAAAGGCATGGCTGAAAAGATCCATGACCAGATTGGTTATTCTTTTAGGTCTGTTGCCGTTAGTCCTTCATTTGCCAAGTCTGTTGTAACTACAGATCCAACAGCTTTAAATATTGCTGTTTTAAGAAGTGATTTAGCAGGAGCAAAAACACCAAAAGGAACTTTTAAATTAACTGCTAAAGAAGGACAAACAATAACGCTACCTAATGGAAACACGGTTAAGAAATCATTTTTAGGGATAGCAGAAGCAGAAGCAAAACGATTAAACCAAGTGGTTAGGAGTGGGCTTTTATCTGGTGATACAACTCCCGAAATTGTTAGAGAGTTAGTTGGAAATTTAAAGAAAGACCAAAAAGGAAGCTTAAGCCAACTACTTGCACAAGGAGGAGCTGCAACTAAAAGTGCAAATAATCAGGTGATGACGATTGTTAGAACGACTGTGAATCAAGTTACAAATACAGCAAGCCAAGCTGTTTATAAAGCTAATCCTGACTTGACGGAGGAATATCGTTATGTTGCAACCTTAGATTCTCGAACTTCTCCTGTTTGTAGAGATTTAGATGGTCAAGTTTTTAAATACAACGAGGGACCAGTACCGCCTCAACATTTTGGTTGCAGGTCTACAACTGTAGCTGTTGTTAATTATAAAAAATGGGGTTTTACTCCACCTCCTGCTGGAAAGAGGGCCAGTGTCGATGGGCCTGTTCCTGCAAATACAACTTATGGAAAATGGTTATATGGTGAACGTGCAAAAGGCTCAAAATTTAAACCCGGAGCAGAACAAATTGCAGCATTAGGAGAACAGAAAGCAAAATATTTTAATCGCTTGTCTAACAAATATGGTCCGGACCAAGCGTTAAAGAAATTAATTAGAGAAGACAATACAGAAGTTTCTTTAGCTCAATTGCAAAAGAGATATGGAAAGCCTGAAGATATAAAACCAAAAGCTAAAAAGACAAAACTGCTTTCAGATAAAGAGAAAAAATCACTTGCTGCATTTGAAAAGATCAAACCACCTTCAGAAGCTTTGATTGCTAAAGAAGGAAAGTATATGACTGAGGCGGAAAAGAAAGGGCTTGTCCCATATAAGCCTTTAACAGCAGCACAAAAGAAAATGGTTGATAAGTCTGTTGTAGAAACTCAGGCGAAAAAGCTTGATAAAGAAATGGCAGCAATAGACAAACAAATAAAAGAATCTAAAGCGAAATTGAAAGCATTAGAGACTTCTGGAGAATTAAAATCAGAAATTGCAACTCTTCAAAAGTTAGATGATTCTACAAAAAACAATCTAGAGAACTTTAAGAAAGCAGATTTGACAAATAAAAAACATCAGAATTGGTTCAACAATCAAAAGGCTTTTAATAGCAAGTTAATTCCAAAAGGTAAATACGATACGATCACACCAAAAGAACTTGGCAAGCTTGTAGAGAAAAAAGAGATAGTTAAGCTTCAGCTGAAATATGATAAAGCCTTTGAAAAATCATTGCTTCCTGCAAAACCTGTTAAGCCTCGTGCTCCGTTAAAGAAATGGGATGACAAGTCATTTATTCAGAAAAATATTGGAAGCACTGACACCAAGACACCACCACCACCTCGGGTGGCTGTTAGAAATGGAAAGAAAAAAACTGATGACCTTTATTGGGAGGCTAATACTAAAAATGCTGTCAAAGACTATGACATGTCGGTTGCTCAACTAAAGGATGCACAAGAGCAAATAAGTGATTGGACAGGAAGCAGTTTCTATAATATTCGAGCAGTTCAAATAAAACAGGCACAATCTGTAGGGAAACAATTAAATCCAAATGAGATTGGTCTTCTAAATAGCAGGATAAGAGATAACAGATTCATGACTAAAGCCCAAGTTAATTTAATAGCAAGAAACGCCGACAAGATGGAAAGATATATCGCAAACACACCTAAATGGAATGGTTCACCATTTGATGCTGAGTTTAAAAATGCTTTCTTAGATAACCAACCTAATGGAACAGTCTTTAGGGGGATGACCGTTCACAAAAAAAGTATTGTTGATGAAGTTCTTAAAAACATGGAAAGAGGTGAAGCAGTTACGACAATGGAGAGTTGGTCAAGTGATCCAAGAACTGCCTTGAAATTTGCAAAAGGAGAGATTGGAGATGGTAATCATGGAATTGTATTTAGACAAGTTAATAAACATGGAGCACCAATTGAACATTTAAACGGAATGAATGAAAATGAAATCTTGCAACCAAGTGGGGTTAGATATAAAATTATCAGCAAAAAAACAGAGAATTGGACGTTTGAGCGACCCGGAATTACAGAAGAACACTCTATGACTGAAGTTGTATTACAAGCTATTTAAGATAGGCAGGTTTTTCGGAAAGATTTATTGTTTCTGTTTTAACTCCTTGCTCTTTTAAATAATTGTCCAGATCTTTGTCAATTTCTTTATTTGTTCTGTCATCATCAGGGTCAATGTTGTAGCTAATCCCAATAGCAGTAAAGGGACTCTTATCGAGATAGGGTTCTTTTTTTGCCATGAGCGTGGCTGCATTTGACATTATCTTAATAAGATTAGTGACTTTTGTAAAGGTACTTGCTACGCTAAATGGCAAAACTTACGGTTTTTATGTCCGAAGAACAAAATCAAGAGGCTACGCCTGTTGAGACTCCAAACGCTGGAGATGTTGATAAGTTAAAACAAAGCATTGAGAATCTTGAGAAGAAAAATTACGAATTGATTGGAAAACTCAAGAAACAAGAGTTAATAGAAGTTCCTGATGATTACGAAAAACTCAAGGAATTTAAACGTAATGCAGAACAATCTCAACTTGAGCAGCAAGGCAAATATGGAGAAGCCAAGCAAGCTCTTGAGCAACAATATCGAGAAAAATCTGCAGCCGACAAAAAAAGAATTGAAGAACTTGAAACAAAAGCAAGAGAGCTGGAACTTATTTCTCCCGCCGTACAAGCCTTGGCGGAGATAGTTCACGATCCAACTTTGGTATTAAATAATTTCTTACCAAAAGATAAGATCGAAATTGAAAACGGTTCTCCAGTTATTGTTGACGGGTATGAACGAATCCCTGTCTCTGATTGGGCTAAGAGTAAATTACCTGAATATATTTTAAAGCAACCAAAGCCTCAAGGTGGTGGTGCTCCTGCGGGTAGATCTAGCGGAGGTGAAATTCCTGCTGGAACTAAAAACCCATTTGCACAAGAAACTTTTAATATTACTGAACAAATGAGGCTATATAGAACAGATAAAGATCTATATGATCGCTTGAAAAATGCAGTTAAACGCTAATATATCTGCATAAGGCAGAGCTACGCCGAGCCGAATGGGTTACGCCCACATCGTAAAACTAATTTTAGGTAAATTTTCATGGCTACCGTAAGGTCAGACGTGATCATTCCTGAGGTCTTTACGCCGTACTTGATTGAGCAGACAACTCAGCGTGATGCCTTCTTGGCTAGCGGTGTGGTTCAGCCTATGGCGGAATTAAATGCGACTGAAGGTGGTGATTTCGTTAACGTTCCATTTTGGAAAGCAAACCTTTCTGGAGATTTTGAGGTATTAACTGATAGCAGTTCCTTAACACCCGGAAAGATTCAAGCTGACAAGCAGATTTCTGTGATCCTTCATAGAGGTCGTGCATGGGAAGCAAGAGACTTAGCTGCTTTAGCTGCTGGCTCTGATCCTATGGCTGCTATTGGTGCAAAAGTTGGTGCTTATATAGCTCACCAAAGACAAAAAGACTTGCTTTCAGCATTATCTGGAGTATTTGGTTCAATTAATGCAAATGACAGCAACTCTGCTTTATTTGCTAATTGCATCGACTCAGAAAGTGGTGATAGTCCAACTGCTTTAAGTCCAAAGCACGTTGCAAAAGCAAAATCAATTCTTGGTGATGCTGGCGATCAGTTAGTTGCTGTTGCTATGCACTCAAAGGTTTACTACGACTTAGTCGAGCGCAAGCTAGTTGACTATGTTCTCGCCTCTGACACAAACGCAACTGCAACTGCTTCTGGCGGTACTATTGCTCCTGCTTATGGCGGTAATGGCTCGGTTCCTACTTATTGTGGGCTTCGAGTTATCGTTTCTGACGATGTGGCAAAAACTGGTTCTGGTGCTAGCACTGAGTACTCAACCTACTTCTTCACACCCGGAGCTATTGCTTCTGGCGAACAGGCAGGTTTAACAACTGAAACTGATCGAGATATATTAGCCAAATCAGACGCTATGGCTGTTGATTTGCATTACACATACCATCCTGTAGGCACAAAATGGGCTGTTACAACAACAAACCCAACTCGTGCTCAACTTGAAACTGTAGGCAACTGGTCGAAGGTCTACGAGCAAAAGAATATCGGAATCGTTAGAGCAACTAACGTTTCTAATCAGGATTAGAGGTAAAAACTAATGCCATCTCAATTCGAAGTTACTGCTGGTAAAGCTGCTGGTCCTACAACTGGTGGAACTGTTACTCAAGCAACTAACAAGTCAACTGCTGTCACTCTAAATACAGAGTCAGGACAGATCACCATGAACAATGCTGCTCTTGCAGATGCAGCAGAAGTTACATTCCAAGTCAACAATGATCGTGTAGCTGCAACTGATGTTGTAGTTGTTAATCATGGTTCTGCTGGAACTGCTGGTGCTTATTGGTTAGTCGTTTCGGCTATTGCTGCTGGTTCTTTTAAAGTTACTGTTGGAAATCTTTCCGGCGGTTCTTTAAGCCAAGCAATCGTTCTTAACTTTGTGCTCCTAAAAGGTGCATCTAGCTAATGGGAATGTTCGCATTTAGGCGAATGAAGGAACGAGAGGCTGCCGCACAGGTGGCCTCTACTCCTGTTGAAGCTGCCAAGCCTAAACAAAAACGTAAGCGTAAACCCAAAGTTTCTTCTAATGGCAATAACGATAGTAGCAACAGCAGGAGCAGCTAACGCTAACAGCTATTTAAGTCTTTCTGATACACAAGATCTTATTGACGGTCTTATGGAAGATGATGATGTTGTTGCTTGGGGTACGGCTACAACTGACCAAAAAAATAGGGCGTTATATTCAGCAACTCAACGAATTGACCGTGAAAGATTCTTAGGTGCTAGAGCAACAGATACGCAATCATTACAATGGCCTCGTACTGGAGTTAGAAAACCTGATACCTATATCAATACTTATGCCACTGGATTCCCTTTTCGTATAACAACTGATTATTTTACAGATACAGAAATTCCAGATCAAATTAAAAAAGCATTAGCTGTTTTATCTGTTTATTTAAATAACAATAAAGACGGTCTTGGACTTAGTGGATTAGAGGATTATCAGAACATTAAAGTTGGATCTTTGGATGCAACTCCAAATAATTATGGTGCTGTTGGTGCTGATCGTGTTCCACCAATGTTTGAAAGATACTTCACAGGCATTAGAATTAGTGGACCCGGTAACATCGCTGTAAAAAGAAGCTAATGGGCATGTCTTTTCCTGCTGCAATCATCATCACAAACACGTCTGCTCACACAGGCCGATTTGGCAAAATTCATGCATTAGAAGATGCCGTGATGACTTTAGTTAGTCCTAATGTCACAGAGAATGGATCTTCTACTGTTTCAGCTATCCCTATCAAACATGGAAGTGAAGTAGAAGGAATTTTTACAAGTATTACGTTAGCTAGTGGTACTGTTGTTGCTTATCGAATCTAATGCCAGTTAAACCTAAAGGCTTTAGAAAAGCTGCAAGTAAAGTTCTTAAAGCCGTAGGGAGCGATGTTACAATTCGTAAAGTTACAACTGGCTCATATAACACAACAACTGGAGCAGTAGGAGAAACAACAGCAGACACAACAGTTAAGGGGTTTATCGAAGATGTTTTAAGTAGGGAAATAGGCGATCTAGTTAAAGCAGATGACAAAAAATTAACAATAGCTGCTTCGGATTTGGACTACACCCCAACAGTTGCACATCGAGTTGTCATTAGTTCTGTAGTTCATCAAATTATTAGAGTACAAACAACAGAACAAGGTAATACTGCTATTAGCTACGAACTAATTCTGAGGTCGTAATGGCTGCTAAATGGAAAGGCCCCAAGCCTGAAAAATTTGCATTTGTAATTGAGAAAAGAATGAACGCCTTGCTTAGTCAAGCTGTCTTGCATACGGACACAATGCTAAAGCAAGAAAGTCCTGTTGATTTTGGAACCTTTCAAAATAGTTGGCAGATTGGAGAGAATGGAACAGGTGAATATAACGGAGGAGAAGGAACAGGAATAAAACCTCCTAAGGGAATGAACTACAGCCCAGGAAATGAAAAAATTGGAAATTCTTATACAATCCACAACTCGCTTCCTTATGCAGAAGCATTAGCAGCAGGACATAGTCCACAAGCTCCTGCTGGATGGATTCAACAAATTGCAAAAGATATGCAAGGCTGGATTCAAATCAATGCAAAAAAAATTGGTAGGGAAAGCGTATGAGCAGTACTTTTAACGATGTTAGAGCCGCAATTGAAGGACGTATCGCCACAGAGATGGCGTTAAGTCCTGCTTATCCTGTTGCTTATCAAAACGCACCATTTACTCCCCCTAACAACACACCTTGGGTTCAAGTCTTTCTTAGATTCGGGTCTAATAATTATGCAACTTTAGAAGCACCTTCGACTGGAAAATCATTCAACAGACAAACAGGCACTTTGGTTATTAATGTATTTAGTCCTGCTGGTGTTGGGGCAGGTGCAAACCTAACGATTGGAGAACGTATTAAAGATAAATTTGACAGAGCTAAATTCAGTAGTATTATTTTTGATCCTTGCTCCGGATTAGCTACAATACAACCAGCAGAGCAAGAAGCGTTTTATCAAACGCAATTCTCGGCTACATTTGATGCATACTTAGACTAATTCAATCCAATGGCTGTCACTGTTTTATCAGGTACGTCTGGAGCTTTGTACTACAAACCTGCTGGTACAACAGGGACATTTTCTCCATCAGACGTCACCATAGGTACTGAAACTATGGTTGTTCAATCTTACTTAAACTTGAAAGCAGGTGATCCAGTTAAATTTCAAGTTGTCGATTCTTCTTCTGGAGGATCAGGAACAGGAACTTTACCTGCTGGATTAACTGCTGGAACGACTTACTACGTTAAAACTTATGTAGCGTCTTCTGGAGCAATGACTGTTTCAGCTACTAACGGTGGTTCTGCTGTAAACCTAACTGATGTTGGAACAGCAGCAGCTCCTAATGAGTTCGAGGTTTATTACAACGATTACGCAGCTATTGGACAAGTTCAATCTTGGTCTTTTGAAGTAACAAGAGCTGAAATTGACGTAACAACTATTGGTCAAACCGTAGGGCAAACAGCACCTTTTAAAAATTATATTCCGGGCTTTGCTGATGGTTCAGGTAGTGCCAGTGTTTACGTTACTGACGAGGATGCTGCTTTATCCAACAGACTTGTAGAAGATGTTTTACAACGTCAGCAAGTTGGAGCTGCATTTAGGCTTTACACAGACAAGCAATCAACGGAAGCTTTAAGCAGAAGTATTTCAATGGATGCTGCTTTACTTTCTGCAAGTTGGAACATTAACCCAGATGACGCTCAAATGGTTGAGATTGCATTTAGGCCAACAGGTGTTCCTGTCTTTGATTTAAGTGCCTCTTCTTAATTTTATAGGGTCTTTTTTCGTTTATCGAAGTCCCAAGCCCGGACAGGGTTTTGCTTCCTTTTTGCGTTATTTGCCAAACAGGAAGTTAAGACAGTTAGCAGGAACGACAAGTCACTACGACAAGACAAGATTAATTCAGATGATCTTGTTAAATAAAAATAGAGGCTAGCCGTGTGGCTGGCCTTTATTATTATTGATATAATTCATGCAACTGGATTTTTTTATGTCTGCTAGTCAAAGAAAACTTAGTCCTTTAGACCGTTTAAAAAAGGCTTCTAATTTAACAGCTACCAAGAAAACAGTAAAACTCAGTGATGGCACAGAGTTTGAGTTTTGGTGTACTCCCATGACAATGGCTGAAAGGGAGCAAGCACAGAAAGGAGCAAAGGATGATGCTAATGCTTTTGCTATCCGTTTATTTGTTCGTAAAGCAATGTTTGAAGATGGGCGGAGGATGTTTGCTGCTGGTCAAATTGACGAATTGAAGAATGATGTTAGTGCCGAAAATATGGACAAGTTGATGTTGGCAATGTTGCCAGAGCAGGAGGAGGTAGATGACCTTGACCCAAAAGAATAAAAGAAGCACTTAAAAAAGATAATTTATTGCAACTTCAATTAGGAGTAGCAAAAGAATTGGGTTATACGTTGCAGGAATTAAATCAAAATATTACACAAGAAGAGCTGTTGATTTGGTCTGCTTATTTTGATCTTTTAAACGAAGAACACGAAAATAATATGCGAAGGGCAAAGTACCGCTAATATCTATACATAACAGAAAGCTGAAATGTGACCTCGTTAATTTCAACAGTTGGAATAAGATATGACGATTTTGGGACACCAGCCAAATTAAAGAAAACTGCTGTTGCAGCAAAACAGACAGAAAAAGCATTTGACCAATTAGCAGGGAAGGCAGCATTAGGATCTAAAAAACTTGGATTGTTTGGTAATTCTGCAGTTGCTACAGGTGTTAAATCAAAAATTGGTGCTGTAGGTGTAAAGGCGTTAGGTACTGCAATAAAAAGCACTTTCGGCCTTATGGCTGGACTTACTGCTGGAATAGCAGGTTTAACTACAGCATTTGGAACTTTAAAAGAAATTGAATTTGCAAGTGCAAAATTTAGGACGTTAGGAGGCGATTCGACTGACTTAGTTAATAAATTAAAGCTTGTAAGTATTGAGTTAAATGGATCTGCAAGTGTCGCTGAATTAACTGGAGCTGCTTATGACGTGGCTTCTGCTGGATTTGTAGAAGCTGCTGATGCTGCCATGGTTTTAAAGGCAGCAAGTCAAGGTGCAACAGGTGGATTTAGTGATATTAATACTGTTGGAAATGCTGCAACAAGTGTTTTAAATGCTTATGGGAAAAGTGCAAAAGATGCTCAGTTTTTAGTAGATCAATTCATACAAACACAGAACGATGGAAAAATAATTGTTGCTGAATACGCCCAAGGTATAGGTAAAGTTGCGTCTGTTGCGGCAACTATGAAGGTTCCTATTAAAGAAGTTAATGCTGCAATTGCTCAAGTAACAGCAGCAGGTGTTAAATCTGAAGTTGCCTTTACTGGCATGAAGACAGCTCTTTTAAGATTGACAGGTGAAAGAGGTGCTAAAAAACTAGAAAAATTAGGAATTAATATAAATGCTGGAACTATTGCCTCTGAAGGATTAGCTGCAAACTTGAGAAAGCTTCAAGGGTTAGACATAAAAGGACTTGAATCAGTTTTTGGTCAAGAAGCTATTCAGGTAATGGCTCCAATTATTGCAGACTTAGAAAAATACGAACAGCTAATCAAGAATCAAGAGGGCGCATCTGGAGCTGCTGCTAAGGCACAAATTGAAGCAAGTAATACTATTCAAGGGGCATGGGATAGGGTGGCTAAATCATTTAGTAATTTATTTGCAGATCAAAGTGAATTAGGTTTGTTAATCAAGCTTACTTTGCAAGGTCTTTCTGTTGGAATTGACAGTATTGCAAGGTCAATTAAAACTTTGATGCTGCCTTTCAGGCTAATTTTTAAATTTCTTAGTGGAATAGGACAAGCTTTTACAGACCAGTTTGGTCAAGGAACTTCTGCAATTGTTTTAATTACAAAAACTTACACTTGGTTTCTTAAAAAAGTTGAAAAAGGTTTTCAATTAGTAGAAGCGGTTGCTTTTGCTATGGGCAAAGCTTTTGGTGCTGTTGCTTTAGCGTTTGATCCGTTGTTTAAAGTTATTCCTGAGTGGATAAATGATGCAAAAGAAAGATTTACAGCATTTACAACTGGTTTAAGAGACATATTTGTTGGTTTAGCAGAAATAATTAGCAAGATTTTTAAAAGGATTTTTGATTTTATTAGTGGCGGAATAAAAAGAGTTTGGGATAATATTCCACCTAAATTAAAAGAATTTTTAAAAGGAGCAGGAGAAAAAGTTGCATCAGTAGCGAGTAGTGCAGCTCAACCTTTTGCTGAAGGTTTTAATGATTTAAAGGGAGATTTAGCAGGATGGAATCAAGACAAACAAGGCAATGAACGTTTTATTGATATGACAAAATTCCAAAAAGCAATTGCAGAAGCAGGTGGTGACATTAATGCAGCTTGGAAAGACTATCTAAACACAACTAAGGACGTCAATACACAACTTAAGGAAGGCAAGAAAACAGCAGACGAGACACCTCCTGCTGTTAATAAAATAAAAGAAGCATTTGAATCTGTTAAGGAAACAATTGCTGGAGGTTTACATAATGCTGTTATGGGCTTAATAGATGGAACTAAATCTCTTGGAGAATCTCTTGCTGGTATTGCTAAACAAATTGCAAGTTTGATGTTAAAGAAAGCAATCTTTAAGATGTTTAAATTAGAAGCTGCTGAAGGTGCTTATGTTGCTAATGGAATTAGACCATTTAATCAAGGTGGTTTAGTTACTAAGCCCACAATGGGACTTGTAGGAGAAGCCGGAGAGGATGAGTATATAATTCCAGCCTCTAAGATGGCTCAGTCAATGCAACGATATAACGCAGGGGCTAGGGGTGAATCTGTTATCCCCGGAACTGGTCAGTCATCTTCAGGAGGTGGTGCCAATGCACAAACAACCGTAAACTATTCTGGCCCTGTTCTTAACTTCAATAGTGAAGAATTTGTCCCTAAATCTGCAATAGGAGAAATTATCAATAGTGCTGCCTCAAGAGGTGCCAAAGCTGGAGAAACTAGAACTCTTTCGGCTTTAAGGAACTCTCGTAGCAGGAGAGCAGGTATAGGATTATGAGTTTTGTAGCATTAACTAATTTTATTACCATTCTCAACCCTAGCGGTTCGGTTCAAAGTATCCCTGACAAGTTCCAGAATGGAAAGCATGGCACAGTTAGCAGCCATGACTATTTGTCTTTTATTTATCAAGGAGCTGCAACAAATAGGAGTGGAGATAATATGACGGCATCTTTACTCTTGGCAAACAGTGATCTATGCAGAAACTATGCACAGCAAATGGTTTCTAATAATTACCATGTGAAGGTTGAGACTTGGCTTATGACTAAAGATTTTGAAAAGAACAAGTCGTTAGCAGAAGAAGAATGGCTTATCTCTTCGATGAGTTATGACGCCGAAGTGATAGAGCTTGTCTTGTCGAGTGCAATGGATGCGGTTGGTGCTAATGCTCCAAACAAAGTGTTAACAAAAGAACTAGTAGGCCATCTTCCTGTTACTGGTACACTGCAAAATAGATGAAGCCATATAAGTTAATAGGTTTACCTTATCGTTTAGGTGCTGATCCAGAGAGACATAAAGCAGGTGATTGTTTGTCTTTAGTTCGTACCGTGTTGGCAAATTATGGGATTACAGTCCCAGAAGGAAAGCGTGAATGGTATAGAAAACTAAGAGCAAAAGATTACAGTATCTTTAGTGAAGAGTTAAATAGGTGGGGAGTTCAATCACCCCCTAAACTAGGAACAATTGGCCTATGCAAATCAGATAATGGTTATGGCATGGCTGCTTATTACGAGGAAGGATGGCTGAGTTATCGAAAAACATTAAAAGGCCAAGTGGTGATTTGGTCGCCCCTAAACGCCCTCACGGTCCAAGGCTGTTACTACCAGCGGAAGTAGAACTATGTAATATTTTAGGAATAAGCGAGAATGAATATTGGGTATTTGTCGATCAAGCTGCTGCTTACAACGGAACAAGACCAAAAGGATATGAACTGATTCCTGATATTCGTTGTGAACCAGTATCTAGTTTCATAGCTGCACATATTGTCCAAATTGGAATAGCCCTTGTCTCTGCTGCTGTTTCTTATGCCTTAACACCTAAGCCTAGAGAGCAAAAGCAAGGAGGTTCACAAAGGACTGCTGATGCTATTGGAAATTCTAGATTAGCTCCCCAGAGTACCTTTGATTCTGTTCAAGAATTAGCAAATATAGGAGATATGATTCCTCTTGTTTTTTCTAACAGGAGCACAGAATCTGACGGGATTACCTACGGTGGGGTCAGAGTTAACTCTCAACTTCTTTGGTCTCAATTTGTTAGTCTTGGCAAATATCAACAATTAAAAGTTCTTTGTCTTTTTTCTCTTGGGAAAATAAATACTAAGCCGGATTATGAAGGTTATGCTATAGGAGATTGTTTATTGAATGCATATAACTCGTATAAAGTAGGATTATTTTGTAGAGACGGAAGTGCTTCAGGAAACAACCGAATCATAGTTTCAGATAAAGATCTTTCTTCGAAACTTGTTCTGAAAAATATTAAAAATGACGACCCTTTCGAAGTAGGAATACCAGACAGGCAAAGTCCTGACAGTATTACGACTATTTCGAGCAAGGCATTTAGTGGGGCTAGAAATCCTACTACTCAAACTCGTTTTGGAGCGTATTCTCCTTTTCCTAATTTTCAGGTTTGTAAATTACCTTATGAGTTGTGTGTTGCTACTAGAGGTACAGAGAAGGAAGCAGGTTGGGATCTTAGTCGAAAAAGAAAAAAAGTGGAGTACGCACATTGGCCTACTAGGTCTGGTTTCATATCTGGAACCAATGGATGGGTCACAGAAGGTGTCGTGCTGATATATCAAATATTAGGAACAAATACTGGGGAACAGTATGGGCTTCAAAGGGTGTATGACAATGACGATAAAAATCAGAATGGGTTTAATTACACGCCTCATGGTGTTGATGATGTTGATAGTATGACCACAGCAATAAGAGAGAATACAGATAGTCTTTTTGCAGTAGGGGAACTGTATCTAATTGGAACGGCAATAGCGAGATGTTCGCAAATTAGCAATACAGCACCTTGGAACATAGATAGAACAAAGAATTATCATTTTGAGATAGTAGAAGAGGGTTATGTAAGCGTTCCTTCTACTAATTTGGCTACTCATTGTATCAATCCAAGGTGGGAAAACCCCGCTCAATGGGGAGGAAATACCAAGGACTTATTGTACAGTTTAAGTGATAGCACTCCTATTCTTTATCAGCAAAAAATAAGCGGAACTATTTTAGATTTTCCTACTGGAACTAGGGACCTTTATCATTCTTGGGATATTTACACAGGTCAAAGAATTGCAATGGCAACTGTTACAAACAACAGAAAATGTGATGTAACAGAAATTGGAATCAAGTCAAAAGTTTATAAACGTATTAGATTTGCAAATGTAGATAGTCAACCAAATCAAGACTCCTTAGACAGAGCTTATGATGACAGGACTCAAATAACTCTTGGACATATAGATAGATTTATAACAAGGCTATCATTTTTCATGTTGCAATATAGAGAAATAGGCCAAACTTCTTGGATTGATTTAAGAAACACTCATGGGTCTAATCACACAGGTTTATTTGCGGTAAAAGGAAATACCCCTGAGTATCAGTATAACTATATTAGTATTTCTCATCCTGATAATAAAAAACAATATGAATATAGATTTAAACCTTATCCCGGTAATTTTATAAGTGTCGGAGGACAGTGGGGAAAAACTGTTAATTTATTAGAAACTCCTTCAGGTGGTGAAGAGCAAAGTAAAAAACATTTTGAGTCACATGGTTTTAATATAATTTTTTCGGGTGAAGAAAATTACGCATTAAATAAAGATACAGAGAGGCTAAGCAACCCAGAGTGGCAAATAGGACCAACAACTCAAACGATTGTAGGGGGTGTTAAGAATGCAACTTACGAGAATGGATACAATTGGCAAAGCAGTCAAGAGTTTAATGGTCGTCCAACAAATAAATATTGGAAGACCATTCAGGAAGATATTTGGACAGGATCTAGAGCTATTGTTTATCAACAAAATGCAACAAACCCTTGGGTTCCTGTTGGAGAATATGGTTGGTCGTTGTATTGGGACGGAACAGATTATCAAGCCAAAAATGGAGGGAATGACCCCGGCCCCGGTGTTGGAAATTGGGAAGAGGTAATTTTTAAAATCCCCGGAGATCCTAAAAGATATATACCAGCTCAGAAGAATGGTAATCATCCAGAGAATAAGTATTGGTATTTTTATATCAAAATTCAAGCTGAAGTAACAGAAGATACACCTGTTCATTATGACGGAACAGTTTCATTGATAGGAGGGAGTGGAACGGCTGCAAGTTTAAAAGTGAACCTAATTGTTTATAGACAGTCTTATAAAGACAGCAATAATGCTACTCAATATTATTATTATGCAGAATGGCACATTGACCCTGATTTTAAAGGCTCTGGTTTTAAAAATGGAGACACTGTTTATCTCCCTAGTGAATCAGATGTAACAGGTGTAGGTCTCCCAAACAGGATACAGTTGGCCATAGAAGTTGGAGAAAGGCAGATAGATATTGGGGAGCGTAATCTGAATCCTTATGATGTTATTGCAGATTGGAATATGTATGAAGGGGATGAGAATAGCAATAGGAATGAACCAGAACATGAAATTGTATATGTAAATGAAATAGTTAAGCCAACGGGTAACAGTTTAACTTCTGCTGCTAAATATAGTAATTTAGCTTATGCAGGATTGATAATTAATAGTTCAAAAGAATGGACCAATTTCAGTCAATTTTCCGCTTATTTCAATGAAGGAATAACTATAGAAAAACTAGAGACAGGAGCTACAGGCGCCTCTAATTTATTTCCAGAAATAGCTTATGCACTACTTACTGATTTTAATTTTGGAGCAGGAAAACTAGTTGGTAGTTCATCTGTCAACAAAGATGACATGAAAGATGCTGCTATATTTTGTAGAAAGAATAAATTTTTCTGGGATGGGACTATTTCCAATCAAGTTAATTTAAGAGATTTTATTTTTGAACATGCAGGTTATTGCCTTTTGGATTTTACTATTGTTGGTGGAAAATTTAGTTTAAAACCTGCAATCCCTGTAGAAAATAATCAAATAGATGTTCAAAACCCTGTTTCTGTTTTGCCTTTGGTTAAAGCATTGTTTACAGATGGAAATATAAAAAATCTTAAAGTTAGTTTCTTGACCCCTGAAGAGCGACAAACTTTTCGAGCTGCTGTCTTATATAGGGAAGAGACAACAAATGGATTCCCAGAGGTAAAAAGCGTATTAGTTCGTTCGAGAAGTAGTTCTGCAACTGACCCTATAGAGACCTTTGACCTCTCTGGTTTCTGTACGTCTTTACAACAAGCTAAATATTTTGCTTATTTTGCTATTAATCTTCGCAGATTAGTAGATCACGGATTAACTTTTCAAACAGCCCCTCAATATATAGAGGGCCTTGCACCCGGTGATTATTTCAGATTAGTTTCAGAAGTTACTCATACTAGCAGATTCAGAAATGGAGCGGTAACACCTAATGGCAAGATAATTAGTAGAGACGACCTTACAGGCACTCTTAATGTGTATTACTGGAAACCGGGAACAGTGGGAGTTCAGGAGGGGCAGTTAAATACATCAAATGTCTCATCTGTTTTCTTTGGGACTTTGTTTACTGTTAAAAACACGACAACTGAAAATAAAATCTATAAATGTGAAAGTATTTCTTATGGCGAAGATGGTTTAATTGATGTTTCAGGTAGCTATGCTCCTATTGAAACAAACACTGGTCAGTTATCAGTCATGCAAAACTGGGACGCTGCTGGCTTTGACGTTACTGGAGATTAATGGCTAATTCAGAACCTTTTCCAGATGTTAAACCAACCTCTAGAAGTTTTAACCCGGGAACTTATCCAAGTACTACTTTTGAAGCTCTAGATGGAACTAGAACTCATTTACGTTTTGGAAATGTAAGAGTTAATGCAACGTTAAATCTCGGTTTTTCAAATGTCACAGATGACAAGGCTGCCTTGATTATTGATCATTATGACAAAGTGAATAGTGACTGGGACTATGTGAAATTCACAACTGAAGACGGAGCCGCAGGAATAAATGATCCGGGTACAGGAAATCTTTTGACGAAGGAAATCATAGGTGTGACAGGAACAGGAGAGACACGTAAAGGTCTTAGATGGAGATATTCATCTCCCCCAAATATTACTAGTACCTCTCCCGGTCGATGCAATGTCAATTGTTCTTTTGTTGGTTGCCTAGATGCCCCTTAGAATAAACACAACGTATTGATTTTTTAGGTCGTGGCTTTTTATAGCGGAAAAGACGGACAGCTTTTAATTGCAGGAACTAAAGCTGCAAAGGTTCAGTCTTGGTCTTATTCAAGTTCACAAGCTGTTCTTGAAACAACAAGTTTAGAAGATACAGACCGAACCATTTTTCCCGGTGTTAGAAGCTATAGCGGAAGTGCAAGGTTGTTTTATTACCAAACAGCCAACAACACGACTGGAGATGTAACAACACTCTTGAGGAAAAGTATTAAGGCTGTTACAAGTACAAGTGCAGGAGAAGAAGGAAAAGCTGCTTCAACAGATGGTCCTTTTGCCTTGAAGCTAAACATTTATGATGATGGAACAAATAGTAGATCTATTACATTCAATATCTATGTAACAGGTGTTTCAATGAATAGTGCTGTTGGTGAAGTCCTAAGTGCTGACATTAGTTGGGAAGCCAATGGAGCACCTACAGAGGTCACAATGTAAATCATGGGTGTTTATTTCGGTCAATCGGGTGAAATAGCCCTAAAAAGAGATGCACTGCAATCTGACTTGAGAACACAGTTAGATCCTTCTGATGTAAATACTTCAACCAACAGATTTAGCGTTGATCACAGTCTTGGATCGTTATTATCTGGAGATCAAGTAGAAATATCCACAGAGAATAAGTCACCTTTAAAACTTGTTGATGGACATATTGATCCTGCTACAAGTGATTATTATCCAGATGGTAAATGGTTTATACATGTTGATCCTGTAGGTGGCATCCGTTTGTATGACACATTTTCCAAGGCAATTGAAGGCTTAGTTTCAACAGCTTTGACTCTTGTTGCTCCTACTTCTGCAAAAAACATTTTAATCCGTACAAGAAACGAAAGGTTTAGGCATGTTGCCAATGTTCGAGATTTTGAAATGACAACGAGTAGAGAGCAAGTTGACTTAACAAATCTTGGAGATGAATTTAGGAATCAGTACGAGGCAGGCTTAATCAGTGGTCAAGGAACAATGACTTGTATTTGGGAACATAGCTATGACATAGGAGATAAAAAGAATGAATATGGCAACGATCCAGAATTTCCTTTTTATCTTGCCCAATTAATTGTTAGGACACAGCAGGGCTCTGATTTTGATGGTTTGTTTTATCTTTATCGTGATCCAACTAATGCTGTTAAAAATGTTTATTACGAAGCGAATTGTATTATTACCAATGTTGCTGTAAGTGTTACTCCTGCGGAGGTTATTGAAACTAGAATTGAATTTATAACCAATGGAGTTATTCGATTAAAAACCGGTGATGCTGCTAGTTATCTATTACAGGAAAATGTAGATAAGGTGCTTCAGGAAGATGAAAGTCCCATCCTGCTCGAACAGGTTTAAACTATTGCTAATGGTTTTTAGTTAGGAGTCAATGGCTGATCTCAAGATAACTGGATTAAATCCCTTAGCAGAGGGATCTATCCAGTCAACGGATGTCCTTGCTATAGCAGACATCAGTGCCACCGAAACCAAGAAGGTAACTGTTAAGGACTTAGTTGCAGCAGCAGCACAGTTTCTAGATTCAGGAGATATTCCAGCAGCAAAGGTAGGGACAGGTTTATCAGCGGGAAGTTTAGCGGATGGGTCTGTTAGTAATGCAAAATTAACTAACGATAATGTTTCTTTAGGTGGTGTTTCTGTTGATCTGGGAGGTGCTGACGCTACCCCGGCATTTAATCTTTCTGATGCAACAGCCTATCCAACATCTGCTTTAGTCGGAACAATAACCAATGCACAGTTAACAGGTTCTATTGCAAATGCTAAATTAGCAAATTCCTCTGTAAGTTTTGGAGGGATTAGTCTTGCTTTAGGAGCTTCAGATGCCACTCCTGCCTTTGACTTAACAGATGCTACAAATTATAAAACTACTAATTTAGTTGGTACAATAACAAATGCACAATTAGCGGGGTCGATTGATGTATCTAAGCTTGTAGGGTCTAATGTTAACTTTGGAGGAGTAACAGTAGCGCTTGGAGCGTCTGACACTACACCAGCCTTTAACTTAAGTGACGCAACAAATTATCCTACTTCAGCATTGGTTGGAACGATCACTAATGCACAATTAGCAGGAAGTATTGCAAATACAAAACTAGTAGCAAATAGCATAACAGCGAATGAACTAGCAGCAAATTCTGTAACAGATTCGGAACTTGCAAATTTATCTGTTGCTACTGGATCTGTTCAAGATGGAGCAATTACAAACGATAAGGTCCAGACATCTACTAACGCTTCAACAGGTCTAGACGGTGCAACGAAGATAAGGGACGCCACGATTACACCAGCAAAGTTAAACACTTCTAATCTTGATCGTTCATTAAACGTAGCTAGTGGGAACCTTGGAATAAATAACGTAATAACAGCAGGGACTCGCTCTGGTATTACGTTTAATGCTCAGGGACTCATAACTTCCACAGTAGCTCTTGGAGCCAGTGACATTCCTCTGGCGACTTCCAGTGCCGTTGGTGGCGTTTCTGTCAGTACTGGGTTAAGTGTTAACGGATCAGGCGTATTAACTCTGTCAAACAGCATAACTGGTGCAACAGTCTCAGGCATCACGTTCGATAATAATGGCCAGATAACTGCTGCTACGGCCTTGGTAGCAGGAGACCTCCCAGTATCAACTACCAGTGCAAAAGGAGCCGTACAAATTACATCTGGAGGAGGGTTAACTGTTGATGGTAGTGGTAACTTAACAACTTCAACAAGTGGAATTAGTGCGGGAACATATCAATCAATTACTATTAATAATAAAGGCGTAGCAACAGCAGGCACAGCTCTTACTGAAGCACTAATCCCGTCACTTTCTGCCGCAAAAATAACAAGCGGAACTCTAGATGCTGCAAGGATTGGAGCCGACACTATTGATTCAACTAAGCTTAGTAATTCTTCGACGACGATAATACAATCTATAGCGCAATCAGGCTATCCAACAGCAGCCTTCACGGGCCAGCTCCTGTTTGACCCGATAGCGGAGGATGCGTATTTATGGGACGGAAATGCTTGGAATCCAATTACGACTTTGACCAAAGGAGCATTGGTCAGATTAGGAACCTATAACGCTAATTTAAGCCAAGTTGATTATGTAACTTCGGCTGGATCTGCGGCTGGTTTAACTGTTGGACAAAACTTACCAGTTGCATCCGAGTCAGTAGATGGTGGTTATGTTGTTATTTCTGTCCAAGGAACTCCTAGTGGCGTTGCTGGAATAACTGGACAGTTACAGCCTCCTGATTATCTCCTTGGCGTAACTGCTAGTTCAACGTCTAGTTCATGGGTAGAAATTGATCTTTCTACAACTGTTGCTTCTCAACAAGCTTCAGCAATTTCATATCAAGCTCATGGTCAACTTTCATCAACAAATGTTCAATTAGCTATCAATGAGTTAGAAGATGAAAAGTTGGCAAAAGCAGGTGGTACTGTCACAGGTGAGGTGTTAATTGGTAGTACTGGAAGTCTCGTATTTGAAGGTTCTACTGTTGACGCATTTGAGACAAGATTAACCGTTGCCGATCCAACAACTTCGGACAAAGTAATAACTCTACCAAATACAACTGGAACAGTAATTACAACTGGAGATGCTGGAACCGTCACTGGAACAATGCTTGCCAATGACACAATTCAGAATGTCGATATAAAAAGTGACGCTGCAATTGCGTTTACAAAATTAGCCGATTTAACCTCTGCTCAAATACTTGTAGGTAATGGATCAAACAAGGTAGCCGCAGTAGCAGTTACAGGTGATATAGCAATAACAAATGCAGGTGTTACTTCTATTGCTGCTGGAGCAATTGTTGATGCTGATATATCT